TGGGGTTGGGGAGGGTGGCGAGCCCCTTTTAGTAGACGCTCCTTTCCAGACAATACGCGACATTCAGAAGGTTTATTATCAGTCCGGTCTCCCAAAGATGCGGTCGGTACACCCGTTTAATTTTTTTCCAGATCCTCAGTGGCGGCACTTAACAGTAAGCCAGTGCATGAATTACGCGGAAAGAAAAGTAATTCCACTCGACCTCCTCGAGCTACATTTTCCAGATGCAGACCTCAAGAGCGTTAAGACAATTGATGAGCCTGAAGATGCTTTCTTGTTCCGCGAAGTGGACTCTATGTTTGGGTTGCGTGATGAACAAAACTCAACCGCATCCCAGATGGTAGAAATATATGACTTCTACCATTCTCCCATTGTGTCTAGCCGGAATGGTTTAGATTATAAACGAGGCTTCCGATGCATTTATGTCGGAGACCAAATAATTAAATTGGTAGATGGTCTACCCTACAATGATTACCCACATGCAACATTCCGAGACCGACAGTTTACAGATCGAGGATGGGGGATGTGTGTAGTTGATGTTTTACGTCAAGCCCAAACTCGCTTAGACCTTGTGGAGCACATTGAGATTAGGGCAGCCGAAAGGACTGCTGACCCACCTCTTCTCAAGCCACACGGCTCAAGCGATACGAACTTTCAGGGTCGCGCTGGTGAGATTTACGAGTACGTGCCTTACGGCGAAGAGAAGCCAACCTTTATGGTTCCCCCTCAGATATCACCGCACTTGTATCAAATGAGACAAGATGCGATGGCTGATCTGGAGGCGTTGAGCCTTACGTCTTCTCCGGTCGGAGGCTCTGTCCCATCCCGTGGTGACAGCGCAGCCTATCTTGATCGCCTCCTCGAGGAGAATCAGGTTGCAATGGCACCAACGGTTCAAGAAATTGAGGCCGCTCAAGCTCACCAGGCGACCCATCTCGTGCGACTTTCCCAAGAGTTTTTGCCCATTGGCTATCGGTTTGCTCTTGTCGGCCAAGACCAGCAACCATCTGTGTACGAGTTTGACGGTACCCCGTTTAACCTTGTAGACATTCGCATGGTCCCAGGGTCGGCGGCTGTTTCATACCCCAACCAATTGCGGACCTCCATTATGCAATTAGCTGCAAATGGAATGCTGCAAGAAAATAATCCTAGAACAAATGCAGTTGTTGAGCTTCTTTTAGGCGCTCCGGTTGCATACAAGCTTAAAGACGTCGAAGAGCCTGGAGATAAAGCTGTTGCTGATATTAATATCTTACGAGTGCAGCAGGGCCAGGAACCATTCTTTAAGCCATGGATGAATCACCAAAAACATATTGAAGTACTCTTGTCCGCAATGCGTGACCCAAAATTCTTTTTAGATTATAACTTGGACCAGCAATCAAAGCTGGAAGAGTTGCTTCAAAAGCATCAGGCAGCAATTGCCCCGAACCAGGCCCCAATGGGAATGCCTGGTGCTCCGGGCGCTCCTGGTGCTCCACAACAAGGACAAAACCCTCTTGAGCTTCTACAGGGTGGAGAGCAGGGGGGTGGTGGTGCAGCGCAAGTGCCTGCAACTGCCAATGGTTTTGTAGGTGAACTAGGCGGCCAAGGGTAGCCGTCATTAACTTTAAGGGTATATGATGAGTAAAACAGCAGAAGAGCGTATTGCAGAACTGGAAGCTAAATTAAATTCAGCTTCTGATGAAAACCAAAAACTTCAAAACTACTATAGCCAAGCTTATCGGGCTATGGAAGAAGCGAAGCAAAACGAAGCTTACTACAAAGGTCAGTTTGAGTCTGCGTCAGCCGCGCAGTCCCAACCATCTCACGAGACAAGTTATGATTATTCTGAGCCAGAAACTCAGAACATGAATGTTCTTGTTGAAAAGGCCATTGCAGAAAGACTCGAGCCTCGTCTTCAAATGGTAGAGAGGTATGCAACAGACGCTCTTCAGCAAACTGCTGGCCGAGAAGTTGACCGGGCGCTGAAAGCATTCAAAGACAAGCACCCAGAGTCCGCACGTATTATGGACTTTGAGCGTTTGATTATGTTGGATGCATCGGAAGAGGTTAAGCGACGGCAGGCAGTGAATCAGCCCGTAGGTGACGTTAAGGAAATTGCTCTTAAAATCGCTGAGGACCGGATTCAGAGACACAATAAATTAGAATCAAAAGTGGCAGAGCAAAACAAACAACGCCGGGAACAAGCAGAGCGAAAGGCTATGCTTCCAGACATGTTTGCTTCTGCTGGATTTGAAGACCTCCCCAAAGCTCCTGAAAATGCGAAGGAAGCTGGAGATCTTCTTGAAGATTTATTGCGCCGTCAAAAGGGCGCAAACTAATAGGAGAATACAATGGCACTCCCAAAGACCGGATTAACGTCATTTGGAGCGTTTAGTGATCTATTTCAGTACACTTACGCAGATGTAATTATTAAGCTTCTCGACACCGTTGATGATGTCGAGAAATGGATTGACTCCGTAGCCCAAGAAGATTGGAACGGTGGAGATTCACAGCACTACCTCTACAAGACAGCGGGTGGTAGTGGTAGTCGATTTGTTAATGGTGGACCTGGAGCGGCAGCACCTGTGCTTCCTGTTTACAACCCACCATCATACGATGAAGCTGCTGTTCGGTTGTTTCCCCACATGGACATTGTGGAGATCACCGGACCTAAGTTGATTCGTGCTCATGAGAAGCCAGGTATGTACCGGCAGATTATGGACGAGTTGGTTTCCGATGCGAAGAACTCTCACCGAAACCGAATTGGACCTAAGTACTGGGGTGGAACGCAAGGCGCTGCACTTCCTGGTGCTGCTGGGTTTGCTAACTCTGGTGTAATTGGTGTGATTGCTGCTGCTTCTGGAGCGGTTATTGCTGGTGGTAACGTGCCTGTTCGACAACGAGAAACAGACACAACACTGACTAACACTAAAGCATACATGAGCACATACGGTGGGTGTCGATACATGCGAGCCGGTATGCAAATTCAAATTGGTACGCAAGCCCAATTAGTTGCAAACGCTGGTGTAAATGCTGTTATTGCAACTGTTAACCAGGCTGCTCAAACAATGACTCTTGATGTTGCTGTTCCAAACAACGCTGCTCAAATGTTTATTGTTGAGGGCGATGCAAACGGAAACGAATGGGGTAACTGCGTTACTGGTTTGGCTGATGCAATTGATGACATCGGAACATACCACGGTATTAACCGAGCAACTGCAACTCCATGGCAGTCATTCATTACTCGAAACAACAATGTTTTGCGTGACTTTAACCACTGGCGTATTACCAGCTTGTTGATGCGAATGGCAGATCTTGGGCCTAAAGATGTTGACGAGATGAGCCCTGTGATCTTCTCACACAACTCTTTGCTTCAGGTTTACCTCCAAGAGATTGACCCTGTATACATGCAGACAGATCTTAAAGCACTCAAAGGTCACACTACGATTGCTTATCAGTATGGTGCTCGACAGATTCCTTGGGAGACCGCACGGTCTGCTCCAATGAACAGCTACACCATTATGGATCGTTCAGCTATGAAGCGAGTCAAGCTTGGTGATTACGGTTGGGATACCTCAACTGGTTCTATCTTTAAGCAGATTCCTGGTACGTTTGCTTTCCAAGCATATGCGTACAATGAGTTTGAACTTGTTTGCGAAAACCCACGTTGCCAAGGCCGAGAAGAGGACATTCGAGTCCCTGCTGGCCTCATTGCAACTTAATAAGTTGGGGGGCTTCTGGCCCCCCTCCTTTTAAGGAGGAAATATGAGTTTTCAAAAAGCACATCAGATCTCAAATGAGTTAGGAGAGGTTGTACTTGTCCAAAGCATTGATATTGATGTGAACAATGTAGTTTACTTCCCGCTTCCTGCAATCCTTGGAAAAGGTTTTCGGATTCTAGAAGTAGGGATTACTGCAAATGGGACAACAGCGGTTAACTCAACATTGCGGATTGAGACAGCAACAAACGGGGCTCAGGAAGATATCGTTGTAGATACTTTTGCTGTACCTGTTATGGCAGGACCAAACTTAACAACGGGCGCTATCGGCCAAACACTTTCAACCAACAGATCAGATGTGACAGGAACGGCTGCGTTAAGTTTTGCCGCATCCAGTCT